CTAGGTTGTTGAATAGATACGATACCATGTGGATTAGCTCCGGACTCATGTCTGTCTTAGCATGCACAATGTCACCACCTATAGTGATGAGGCTATCCTCTGGTAATTGCTTGGCTACTTCGAATAGCTTATCGAACACCAACTTATACTCTTTATGACGTTTCCAGTTTCTTATATGGACATCAGCAATGTGAAGTATCTTATCTACCTTTTTTAAATTTGTTTTGACCTTGTTTATCATACAGCCATTTTTAGTGTCACCAAATCGAATAAATCGATGCTTGATGTATTTTCAATTAGTTTTCTCATACCCTCAAAGCCAGTATCGTTTGGATCATTCTCCAAGCGAACTAGCTTCACATCAACGCCATTGTTAATGAACATCTCTATAGCCTCTACTGACTTAGATGGAGCATCAGGATCGAGTGCTATATTGATTTGTTTCACTCTTTCCTCAATGATTTTGATTTGCAACTTACTTAATATAATCTTGCCAAACAACGGTATTGCATTTCGTTTGGTTGAGATTGCATCGAATGCACCCTCTACTAGAGTAATAGGCTGTGTCCAGTCTATTATATTCTCAAATCCAATGAAATCCTTGGATACGTCTGGGTTATTATGCTTACGTCCTGAGCCGTCGTAGAAGCTTCTTGCTGTGAAGAAGTTTAGTATTCCGTTAGCATCGTAGCTTGGAATGATCACCATTCCCCCATACTCACCACCTTCACAATAGCCTATCTGATACTTTAGAATATCGTACTTTGTGAGCCCTCTTGCCTCAAGCAGGTAGTGCAGAGCGTTTCTGAAGTGAGGACTGTTTGGGCTACCTTTCCACATTGGAATGTACTCGTCTGGTAGTGTTACTTGGGTTGTCGTCGTCTCTTGGCTTGGTGCATAGGACTTTCGTGTTCCTAACTCAATTGCCTTCTGGATTAGGTGTTTTGCTGCATTACTCTTCTTTAGTAGTGCTGCCACTGAGTTACCTTTTGTATTACATACCCAGCAGTGAAACTTCTCAAGGACAAAGTTGACTTGCAATTTCTTCTTGTGATGATTGCAAAATGGACAAAAGTACGCAGTCTCTCCTTTATTACCAGGAGTACCGGTACCTAAGTGATTGTCTACGATGCTTTTAAGTTGAGCTTGGTTTATGTCCATGTAACCAATATACGCCAAACTTTTACAAATCCAACCACTCTTGTGGAATTACTTTGTCCGCGTACTTGAATCCATGTTTGTTACACCAATCAGCGTAAGTTGTTGGTGATCCTTTACGAATCTTGTTTTTAGAGTTTTGAAATACAAAGCGTATATCCAGCTCTGGATGTTGTTTTCTGATTAAGACATGCTTCTTTCTGTCCTCAGTAACAAACCTTCCTTTAGTTTCCACAAAGATTCCATTAGGTAGTTTGAAGTCCGGTGTATATGTGTGCTCTGTGGCTGGTTTGATGTACTTGATCTTGTGTTTCTCGTACTCACCATCAATGTTATTCTCAGCTAACTTATTGCTAATAACCTCTTCTAAACCACTTCGGTAGCCGTTTTTAACAGCTGCTTGTCTTGTTGTAACTTTCTTTTTCATTATACGTCGTATCTTAGTATAAACGTAGTGTCTACGTTATTTGGTAATTGTACTGGCTGTGTTAGTGATCCAACTACTAATAGGTTATTATTGTCATCATACATACCAATTCTAGTTACATATGGCGTAAACGCCGATCCTGTAGCAAAGTCGTTGAGTTCAAATTGGTTATGAGTTGGATTGTAGTAGTACATAGTCGGATTGGTACTTCTCGTTAGCTGGCCTGGTGATACTGTGCAGCTAATTTCGTTTTCGTATATGGTAGTAGTTCCTCTAAACTCTAAGCCTGCTACTGTTATAGTGCTTAAGTCTGCGACTAAAGTAGGACTTGTTATGACGATCATCCCATGTTTTCGAAAAACATTACCCACCTGTCTAGTCGGATAGTTGTCCGCAAAGGCACTGTAACCTAGTCCAATAAAAGTCGTGTGATCCATAAATCCGTCGTAGAAGAACATAGGACCCATACCAGCGTTAGACCCGCTTTCTCCAGTAGCTGTTGCACCGATGTATATATTACTATCGTTTGCACAATTTACGTCAGTTGCAAATAGTGTATCTACAAACGACTCTTCAGGATTATCTTCGTATCGCAGATAGTATACACTACCAGATCGCGCTATCATAGCGTTTGTGCCTGGGTTGTATGTGTACGTGCTTGTGTATCTTAGCGTTGTTAGACCATCTCCTTTTTCAAAAACAAGCTTGTTCGAGCTTAAATCGTACAATACTCTATACGGGAATTTGTTGTTTTTGGACTGCAATGTGGAGTTATTATAGGATGATCCATTCAAATCCAAATGCGGTTGTGTGTATGTATCGTATTTCTCAATTATGAGTTGTTGGGTTGTAGTAGCAGACGCGTCGGGTGTGTAATTAAATCCTATGGAAAAATCTCTACTAGTGAAGTTGAAGAGTTTATTTACGTCGTCATTTTCTGGCTTTACTACTATTGAGCTTGTTGCGTTAGTTCTTCCCGTAAGCTGATAACGCGTTTCTACTGTAGTCGCATAAGGACTCCCTGATGCGACTAGAATGTTGTTAAACTCCACTCTGCTTGGATACAAGTCAGCTCCATACTCAACGGCTTCATTTATTGTCTCCCCAAGCCTTCTTGTGAGTGTAGCAGGTTTTGTGTCAAAAACCACTTTGCTTGCTGTTGCTGGAGATCCTGTAATTACCTCCGGTATCAAGTTTCCGTATATATCGTCAACATACACCGTCGATCCTAAAGTCAGTCGTACTGATAACGGTTCTACTCCTTCTCCGTACTTACTTTGTGGTATGCTTATTACAAAAGCGTTTTTGTGTAGTAATCTTGGCTGTCTGACTTGGTCTAGGGAGTCAAAACTGGCTTTGGCGTTTGAATAGTAGTATCTGTAAAATAAGCTATTTACACTATGCCACACTGAGTTTTTGGACTGTCCGTTTGACGTAAACAGGGCTGGATTTGATGTATCTATCAAAGCTGTGTTGCCTGTTTCTTCATCAGTCAAAGATAGTACTGCCGAGTATGTTGTATACGTACTAGCTCCACTAAACCTTTTATACGCTCTAAAAGGGGTTAGTCTAATGTCTGACTTATCTAAGTTTTTAAAAATCCCTGCCATTGTGTATAAATATGTAGGTAAAAAGAAACCCTCCAGATTTGGAGGGTCTGTCCTTGAATGCTATTCAAAGAGGGGTTAGTAGTCTAATTTTACTTTAACCAATACTTCGCGATTGAACGTCTTTAGCAACGGCTGACTTAGTTTAGCTACTGCTAACAATCGGTTGTTATCGTCGTACATACCAATGGTGGTAATGTATACGCTTGGATTGCGAAGCATTGAAGAGTATAAGAAAGTTCCTAAAGATCCTGATTGGATGAAGGTTGGGTTGTTGCTGAAGTTGAATTGTTTGTTTGTTATGCGAACAAAGTAGTGGGTTGAATTTACTCGCTCCTCGCTTCTTGCTGAAAACCAGCTTGATGCGCTTACTCGAGTAAAGAGCGATACTGCATTTCTAACTGTATTTGCCGAATTACTTCCAGTATTAAATTGGGTGTTTGTGGTCATTCCTAGTGAGGACGATAGCAAAGATGCGTCAAATAAGAATATACCGGCGTCTGGGTAGAATAATCCGTATTCTGTGGATCCTGTAGTCGTTCCTTCTGAACCTGATTTAATTTTAAATACACGCCCAGAGCTTCCTACAGATGGATTGGTTGTAGCACCGCTATCGTCAGTAAAGGTCAAGTAGCTTGTCGCTCCAGTCGATCCAGTACCTATAGCGCTACCACTACCAATTCGCAGTGTCCAGTTTCCTGGATCGATTTTTTGACGGTAACGCGATCTTGCAACGTTAATCACAAAAATATCCCTCATTGTTGTGTTAGTGGTTGTGCTAAACGTAAGATCCGTTGGAGCAAGAAGCAAGTTTCTGTATTGACTGTATATAGCCCTTGTCGGAGTGTCGTTTACATTTTGTCCAAGCGTATTTGAGTCGCCATAAGATCCACTGCCATTCAAGTTTCCATATGCAAGCGAAAACTGTACTGCTGCATTGGTTGATGTTGCTGGGTTTCTGTGGTAGACGTCAGTGTAGTAGTCTCCAGCGTTTGTCTGTTGAGTTGATGATGTAAAAAATCCGATTCCAGAAGAGTATCCTCCAGATAGTGGATTTACATTTTCAGACCACAACGGACTACTCACCACTTGTATGTCCCCTGTTATTACATCTTCGGCTAAGTTAAACGCCTTATATATTTCTGCCATTTTTTATTGTTTTGTATCGTTTACTTATTATCTAACCTCTGCTACTGGGTAGTTTGCAGCTACGTTGATTGTTACTGTTTTGAATCCGCCTGTTTCGTTAGCTATAATAGTTAACAAAGCGCTCTTAGCTGTTGTCGTTTCCTTTGGCTTAACTATAAAGCTCATACCAACTCTTGTGATAGTTGATCCAGCTGTTGTAATTCCATTCACTTCATCGTCTAAGAAGTTAGTTGCGCTTATTGATGCATTTTGTGCTGCCAATGTTGCCATTGCTGTTCCACTTGCAGTTGTGCTCATCGTTCCAGCTGGTGTTGTTCTTGTTCTGCCTCCCAATTGACCACCTGCAGCTACTTCTAAAGTTGCAACAGTGTCATCTGACAAGATTGCTGTGTAGCCTAGTGTGTTGTTTGCTGTTGGCATGTTAGTTGTCGTTGGAGTTACCGTTTGAGAACTAGCTAGTGTTGTTAAGCTGATAGTTCCAGGATTAACTGCAATGACTGGTATACCTGATACATCCTTTGGTAGGGTAATCAACTTATAGCGCATCATTTGTGTTTCGTCTGGACTTGCTTCTAGTATCGGCATTCCTTCGATTACAGCTCCGTAGTAGTTAGATCCGAGCGTATGCGACGGGTTCCACAAATCATAATCTATCTCATCATCAGCCAAAGCAAACTTTGTGATGTTTAATTGTCCTCCAGCAGCTAAAATTTGTCTGCCTTTGTTTGTTAGAATTGCGTCTACTGTGACGGTTGAGTTATCTAAATATCCCATTGTATTTTAAGTTGTTTATTATAAATATGTCGATTATCTGAAAGTAAAGGTTCCTCCACTGTTTGGATCTACAGTTATGTCAGTTCCAGGTCCTTCAATAATGGTAATTACCGGTCCTCTGTCGATTGTATCGTTGCTATCTACATTCCAATCCGTTGCCACTAGCTTACATCCGTCGTATTTTTGATTACGCTGTCCTATACTTGCAAGTGGTCCAATTTGATAATCTTGCACTTGTGCAGGGAGGTACGGTTTCACCACTAAGTTATCGATTTGCGAAACTTGAAGGGTTGATCCTGAGGTGTTCCACTGGATGTATAGGTCGGGGTTAGTTGGTGCTATTACGATTTGCGATATAGTTTGTGTGGTGGTCGTTGCGTTAACCACACGATCCGGTGTAGCTGTTGATCCACTACTTCCAAACCATATAGATGCTGTTGTAGGTGCTGTATTGTTTGATGTTTTTAAATCAAAGGACACTGCGTAGTACGTAGGCTTTTGTCTGTATTGGCCTTGGTTGATAGAAAAAGCGTTTATCCAAATTGATCCCGTAGATATGTAGGAGCCAACGACTTGGTATCCAATATAATCGTTAGTATTTAAACTCCAACCATGATTAGCATTATAGTGCTCTTGTAGTGAAGCCGATTCTGTTTGTACCCTGATTCCAAACAGGCCTACTGTGCCTGTTGTATCGCTGTTAGCTTCGGTAATAGGGTCAGTGCTTAGGAAAAAAGTTGACGATCTAACAAAAGATCCGCTACCGTTGTAAATATCAACTCCACTATAAGAGGTACCTTCTGTAATAAATCCAGTTAATACTTCCGATTGTCTGGTGTTGTATGCCTGGGTTCCAATCGGATTAGAGTAGTCGTCACCAACACTATTAACATATGCGTATCCTGCGGAGTTTGATACTATACCAGTG